GTTTCTTCTAATCTTAAGCTTTCAGGCATAGGCCTGTTCCAGGTGGTGAAACTTGCTGTGTATAGTTTCATAAATTTATTTTTGTCTCTGGCTACGTTAGCCAGAAAATCCATTAACATTCTTAAATCAGGCATGTGTTTTACTATGCCTTCATATCGTTTCATAGCTGCTAAATAAGTAGCTGTTCTTATGTCAACGTTAAAGAAGGGTTTGCAACCGTCTCTGAAGGAGTTGTAGTACTCTTCTATGTGTTGTTTACAGAATAGGTCGTGTCTACCTAATCTGGTTATAGCTTTTAAAGGATCTGGTACGAACAAATATCTGGTTTTTACGTATATTAAAAGTTTGCTGGAGAAATAAGGCGCTTCAGGTACTGACATAACTTTACAAGAAAGGTTAAACGTATCTGCTATCACAGTAGATTGATTAGATAATTCTTTGTCTTTCTTGAACACTATAAGGCTGTCGTCACCTCCAAATACACCGCCTTCGGCTTCGCACAAATCGTAAACGTAAGCTAATACGCTCATAGCCACTATTGTGTTGCCCATAAANGTGAAGACATCACCACTCTTTCTTTGATACCTAGTCTTTACAGACAAACCCACTTCGTGGAATATTAAAGTAGACGTGGTATGATTTTCCCTCCAACTGTCAACTATATATTGTGGCATACCCAATTTCGTCATAATTCCTAGTTGTATTTCCAGTAGGATGTCTTCCTGACTTTTGTCGTACTTGGAGAAATCTATTTCTAGGAAGCAACAAGCGTGTTTTCTACTCATAACCTCGTCCATTTGGTTACTCAATTCCTCTAATGTCAAACCGTCGTTTATTATCCATTTGTCTAGTAGACTGTGTTTTAATATAACACTTAGGCATTTGAATGAGGCAGAGTATTTCGCCGTTATTATTGGGTCGTGAGCCGCTAATATTTGACCGGCGGACATCTCCACAGTATGTTTGCCAGACAAATCTGGTTTCAAGTCCTTTTTGAGTGTGGCGTTATATACCTTTTCTCTTAGGTTGTCTATAGTCAATCCGGTCATCATTTTCGTCTGATGCGAGGTTCTAGTGGCTATCCAGTCTTCTAACCATTTATCGTCTTCGTACAGATATGTACCTTTGGCTTCATTAAGGCAACTTATCGACACAAAGGTTTCAAAGAACTTGTCTATAACATTGTCCACAAGATCTGGACTTCTTAACGCATGCAACACTGGAGGATTTAGATTGCGCTTTATAATTGCCTGCACTAATTGCGCTAGTTTTCCATTGAATCGTTCTAATTGTGTGGTTTGCAACACAGGTGTGCAATATACCTCTGTTTTTACTTTGGTAGCTGCAACTTTGTCAGGTGCCACCTTGAATTCTTTGCTTAATGGAAATACGTTCTGGTTTAGAGTTCTTTCC